CATCACGCACGAACTTGCCGCCGATGTCTGAGAGCATGCCGTAGCCAAATTTGTGCGCCTGGATCGTGTCACCCTCTTCGACGGTCAGCGTCTTGGGCACAATCGAGCCGGTCAGCGGCACATTCCAGAGCCACTGCCGCGCGAGCGTCGCACCCGTGGGGATCGTGATCGCCGGGGTGCCGTAGATCGCGCTGAGCCAGTACACCATCTCGGTGTAGTTGAATGGGCCGCCGAGCTTGGCAAGCGTCATATCCTGATTAAGTGCGGTCGCCACGTCGAAGCGCCGGCCCATGCCAGGGAAAATGTTGAAGGTGAGGTCCGCGCCCGTGTCGAGCGTCGCCATTTTCAAGGCTTTGGTTGCGACGACTTGGGTACCTGGCGTAACTTCGATTCCGCACTGGACTACTTTATTGATTGTCATTACATCTGGCATGGTCTCACCGTCCCTTTACACGAGTTGCGTCTCGAGGCGGTATAGGCCGCCGATGTGCGACCATACTGCGCCGTTCACGATCTCGGCGTAGTTGATCTCTTGCTCCCGCACCGCCGCCGATACCCTGACATTGCTGGTACTCGCCTGCCGCGTGTTCCCGAACAAAGCTTCCAGCCGCACGGCGAGCGTGATGAGTGCAGCGTAGGCGCTCGCCGGCCCAACTGCTTTGAGTTGCCACACCTGATTGGCATACACGCGGTTACCGTTGGCGGTCAGCACGTCCATCCCCGACATGAGTTGCACGACGATCCATGGCGCGCTCGCCCCAATCGGCGCGATGCTCTCATACGCGCCGCCATAGCCCGCAACGCCCTGGATCGCGGAATCTGCCGCAATCGTGGATAGCATCCACTGGATGGCGCCGGATTGTTCGGTCACGACGGGTGCGGGCATGGGTTACAACCCCTCAAATAGTGCCTTAAACGCCTGCTCGAAGGTACTGCGCTGCGCTTCGACTGCGGGAATAAGCATCGGCGCAGCCGACATGTGGACGGTACCGAACTCGTTGTAGATCGTGTGTTCTACCGGGTTATGCACGATCCAGGTATTCTCGCTTTCGCGCTCCGCTGTCCAGCCGGCCTTCATCTCACCAGTGTCTACCCGTGAGCGGGCTTGCGCATCTGCTACGATGTCCTGTGCCACCTTCGACAGAATCTCGTCCACACGGCCCGGCATGGCCGCCAGTAGGGCGGGTATTTTGTCGGAAATGACCCGTAGTTCTAGCCCGTCTGCCATGACTACCGCACCTCCGCACAGATCGCGCTGTTGAGCACCGAGTAGGACTGTGGTGTTTCGATCGTGTGAACGAAAAGCGTGTCCGTGCCGATCACCAGACGATCCCCGCCCCGTACATCCGCACTCAGGCTGAACAAGACGCGCCACACCACGTCTACCCCGATCCGCTGCGCGATCGCTGCGTACATTGGCTCGCTCGGCGTCTGGATGACTACTTTCAGCGCCGCGTTGACCGTATTCCACACCTCGGTCTGATGCCCGAAGCCGTCGTTGGTCTTGGTCGCGCGCTGCTGCGTCACCGTCGTGTCGAATGACGATTCGGCAACAGCGATCATGGCGGCGATATCGGCACTAGATAACACCCGACACGTCCCTTCGCACCAGTTTGGCGCTGCGAACGCGCATCTCGGTCGCGAGCTGGTCTGCCAGCATCTGCAGGCCCTCGCGCTTCTGCGAAACGCTAAACGACGTGCCGCGCATGACGCTGAAGTCAAACACGGTTGCCACGAGTGCATACCAGCGCAGCACGATAGCACGCGCCGCACCGGCTACGTCGTATGTCTGGCCCTTCACGAACACTGGCGGCGGCTGATTGGTAAACGTCCAGTGTCCGACCAGGAAATCACTTGTCAGCGGCGTGATTTGCACAAGCGCCCCGCTGTAGACGGTCGCGTCCGCTTCCCAGTCGCCCCACCCGGACGGGTCGTAGTAATCCGTCCAGGTGAAGATGCCCGCAGGCGTGCTGTAGCGGCCCGCAAGCTCGCGGAAGTCGCTCACTGCGATATCCGTGCGTTCCCGGTCGAGCGCGTCCTGTATCTGCTGATCCGTCCAGACCCGGTTGGCCTGATTCGCCGGATTGTCGCCGATGAGGTCGCGCACACGCAGAATCAGTTCGGACATCGAACCGCGGACTGCCATGACACACCCCTTCGCCTTGTGTAACCGCTCTCTTGCCGTTGTTACACATGACTACGCGAACTACGGATTCGGCTACGGGTACGCCGGCGTCAGAAACGCCGTGAACGTCGCTGTTGGAACCGTCCCCGCGCCGGTGTAGGTCGCCGTCAAGCGAATGTAGCGCTGGTGCGTCATGAACTCGATGAAGATCTCACGCGACTGCGCCACAGTCGTGAGCGCCAGATCATCGTTCGCACCGTAGGCCGCGCCCGCCAGCGTCTTCCACGTAGCGTTATCGCTCGAATGGTCAATCGTGAAGGTCAGTGTGTTCGCGCCGGTCGCATTGGACGCCGTGGTCACGAGGATACGCGCCACGAGTCCATAGAGCGCGGTACCCGCCGGCAGAGCGCCGCCCGCGCCCAGGTCGATGCCGGTGCCCGATCCGGTGGCTAGCAACGGAATCGTGAAACCCGGCGTGAGACTGCTCAGAATATCTACTGGCATAGTTGTCTTCTCCTCTTGCGGGGCGCATCACACAGGACGTGCCCCACCTCGTCTCGTCTTGCCTATGACTGGTTACAACCAGCCAGCCTCAAGCCATCTTGATGTCGAAAAGTCGAGCCAGGCTGCGCGTGCTGTAGTTGATCAGCCCGCCGGCCCAGGAGACGAACGTGCGGTACTGCATGCCGGTGTTCAGTCGGCCCAGGTCCAGCGCCTCAAGCGGATTGAACTGCCAGCCACCGAAATGGCCGTCGCTATAGTTGACCGCGTACACGCTCGTGAACGTGCCGCCAGTATCGGCGAGACCCGTCGCAAGCTCAGTGTTCGTGATGATGAGCGAGACCTGGTCGCGTTTACGGCCAATGTCACGGATTGGGCAGCCCTTGTAGGTGTCTACCGTGCGGTCGTACATATCGCGCGACTGGTCGAAACCGCCGGTGGTGCCCATGGTCCGCACTGCGCGGTTGAGCCGCCGCTTGAACACCTCGTTGCAGTAGAGGACGACTTGCGGGCTGCCGTCGGGCGCGTCTACCGAGAAGAGGAGCTGGTCGAGAAACTCGATGAAGGCGCCGGCGGTCGCAGCGGTCATGGTGCTGGAGAGGTCAGTACCGTTCGCGTTGATCAGGTTCTCTGATCGCACGCCGTAGACGCTGCCATTGGCGATGCGGTTGCGGATACCGACAATCGAGTTGGCGTCGCCGGTGTCGTGGCGGTTGGTGATGAACTTCTCATTGAAGTCGAAGGCGATGGAGCGGAGCAGGCCCTCGATTTGGGTCGCGCGCACGTCGCGGATGGCGTTGCGGTCGCGCACGAGGTACTCGTCAATGTCCACCTGGTTGCGCAGGATGAACACCTGTTCCTGGAAGGCGGACGGCGCCATCGAGACGGTCACGCCTTCCTCGTTTAGCATCGCCCACTTGATTGCGGGTAGGCCGCCCTCAAAGCGCACGCCGTTGACGTAGAGGGTTTCGTTATTGGAAAATGGGATATCGCGGGCCATGACTGACCCAGCATCCACGAGGCTCCACGTCACGGCCTGGACCAGCGGCTCATTTGCAAGCGACGCCCACTGACCCATCGTGACTGAGCCGCCTTGTACGGCCATGATCGTATCTCCTCATCGGTCGGATGGTGAGGAGGAAGAGGAGGAGATACGCTGGATTGATTAGCGCCCCGCCGGTCCTTGCCCGCCACCCGGTTTAGTCCAGTCAATATCACCGAGGCGTGGCCACTGAGCAGGGGGGACGGATTGCTGCTGCTGCTGCGCCGGTTGGCGCGGCGCGTACTGACCGGCAGGAGTGCGAGGCGGACTCACGGGCCGACCGGAGCCGGGTGGCTGGCTAGTTGGCGGCGCTTGGACGAGAAATGGATATTTCTCGATAGCCCGGTCGATGAGGTATTCCCCATTCGTCGGGTTGCCTTCGTCGTCATAGTCCAGTTGGTCGGCGTATTCGGCCATCAGGATCGCGCGTACGGCGCTGGCATCCACGAGATTTCTCTCACGGACCCGCGCGTCAACGATGCGCGCTAAGCGCAAGGATTGGCGCTCGGCGAGCCATGCGGCCTCTTTGGCCGTGAACTCGTCCAGGGCTTTCTTGTCGCGCTCCGCTTGGGTGAGTTTCGCGTCTTCCTG